CTCAGTCAAGAGCGCGATTGACGGCATCCAGACGTTCGCCGAAGCAGAGTCCTTCCTTCGTGAGGTTGGCAGGCTCAGCAAGGCAGACGCAACGGGCTTCATTGCCCGTTTCAAGTCCCTGGGCGGTCGGAGTGAGTCCGACGAGCTGGGCGCGCTGGCGGCGGCAATTGAGCGCCGCACAGCACAACTCCGGCGCTGAAAAGCGCAGACCGCAAAACCAGCCGCCTCCGGGCGGCTTTTTCATTCCCGAAAGGAAAGACCATGGAACTGAAAGACCTGTCCGAAAAGTGGGACAAATACGCCGAAGCGCAAACCACGCACCAGAAGCTGGTGGACGAGCGCATTGCCAAGCTCGAAAAGGGCGAATCCCTGGCCGATGTCGAAGCGAAGCTGGCCAAAGCCAACGACGCCATGACCGCGCTGGAAAAAGAGGTCAAGGAACTGTCCCTCAAGGGTCAGCGCCCCGGCCAGACCGCCGAAAAAGCCGAAGCCGCAGAGCTGGCGCTGAAGTCGTTCAACCTGCGCCTGCAAGCAAACGCGATGGAAGCCGGCAAGTCCTTTGCGCCCGTCACCGCCGACCAGTACGCCGAATACAAGGCCGCCTGGGGCTCATATGTTCGCAAGGGCATCGACGGCCTGACCGAAGCCGAAAAGAAGACCATCAACGTGGGCACCTCCACGCAGGGCGGCTACCTCGTAGGCGAAGAGATGGAAGCGGGCATTGACCGCGTAGTGCAGCGTTACAGCGCCATGCGTCAGGTGGCCCGCGTCATCCCGATTGGCTCTGCCAGCTACAAAAAGCTGGTCAAGGTCACGGGCACCTCTGGCGCATCGCGCGGCGGCGAAAACACCACGCCCAGCAACGGCACTTCGCCGGGCTGGGTGGAACTGGAATTCAAGCCTGGCACTTACGTCAGCGAGCAGCGCATCACCTCCGAAGCCCTGGAAGACGCCACGCAAGACGTGGGCGCCGACCTGGAAATGGAAATGGGCATCGAGTTCGCCGAGATGGAAGGCACCGACTTCATTTCCGGCAACGGCGTGAACGGTCCGCGCGGCCTGACGGACTACACGAACGTGGCAAACGCCTCGTATTCGTGGGGTAACGTCGGCTACGTGGCCTCCGGTGGCGCTTCGAGCTGGGCCGCGTCCAACCCGTCTGACTACCTGATTGATCTGGTGCATGCGCTCAAGCGTCAGTACCGTGCCGGTGCATCGTTCCTGATGAACGACGCCACGCTGGGCTCGATTCGCAAGCTGAAGGACGGCCAAGGCAATTACCTGTGGGGCATGACCAAGGACAGCTTCATGGCCGGCGCCGTGGGCACCCTGCTGGGCTACAACGTCGTTACCGACGACTTCATGGCCGACATCGGCGCCAACGCCTACCCCATCGCCTTCGGCGACTTCAAGCAGGCGTACTACGTGATCGAGCGCAAGGGCATCGCTGTCCTGCGTGACCCGGCCACGGCCTTCCCGCACGTTCGTTTCTTGGCCCGTCGCCGCGTCGGCGGTGGTATCGCCAAGTTCGAAGCCGTGAAGCTGTTCAAGATCGCCACGTCCTGATCGGCCCGCCGCTGGCTGAAAGGCTGGCGGCATCCAAAACCCCATTTTCAAGGAATCCATCATGAAAGACCTGTTGAACAACATCGACGTGAAGCGGGTGATCAGCCCCGTCTCCGTCTCCGACACGACCGCGCAGGTCGGCCAGATCATCGACCGCAAGGGTTTTGACGGCCTGACCTACCTGATCGCAACCGGCTCGATTGCCGATGCAGACGCCACCTTCACGGTGCTGCTGGAAGAAGGCGACGCCTCCAACCTGTCGGACGCTGCAGCTGTTGCTGATGCTGACCTGATCGGCACCGAGGCCCTGGCCGGCTTCCAATTTGACGACGACAACGAATGCCGCAAGCTGGGCTACAAGGGTAGCAAGCGTTACACGCGCCTGACCATCACGCCCGTGGCCAACGCATCGGCGGCCGTGCTGGCTGCTGTGGCTGTGCTGTCTGCCCCGCAGATCTCGCCCACCGCCAACCCCCCGGCCTGATACCAGGCCACTACGTGAAAAGCCCTCCCCGCGAGGGCTTTTTTCATAGGACACGCGCATGAAATTCAAAGTCATCACCGCAGTGGGCACCGAGCCCATCACCCGGGCCGAGGCCAAGCTGCACCTGGGCCTGGACGACATGGGTGGATCACACCCGGATGACGCCATCATTGACGCCCTGATTACCGGAGCCCGCCAGCACGCAGAGCACTACACCAAGCGCGCACTGGCCCAGCAGACCCTGGAGGCGGCGCTTGACGCCTTCCCGGACAGCGATGACGACCGCATTGACCTGCCGCGCGCTCCGGTGGCCAGCATCACCAGCGTGAAGTACACCGACACCAGCGGAACCGAACAGACGATTTCCGGCAGCGCCTATGCCCTGAGCACCTACGGGGAATCGCGCACCGTGGCGCCCACCAGTGGGAACTACTGGCCGGCCACGCAGGACATTCCTGACGCTGTTCGCATCCGCTACGTGACCGGCTACGCGGCCACCGGGGCAGGGGCTGAATACACCGTGCTGCCCAAGGCCGTGCGGCAGGGCATGCTCATGCACATCAGCCTGACCTATCCCCGCAACGTGTTCACGCCGGCAGAGCGCGAGGCCATGGAAGCCGCCCGTGACTCCCTGCTGAACACCATCAAGGACTGGAGCTTTTCGTGAATCCAGACCTGGGGCCGCTGGACCGGCGCATCCGCATCGAGCAACAAAGCACGACGGACGGCGACTACGGGCCGCAGCCGGGCGCATGGACGACTTACGGGACGTTCTGGGCGACGGTTCAGGAGGTGCTGCCAAGCCGTGGCGAAAGTCAGGCCGATGGCATCCGCATTGCCGAGCGCCCGGCCCGCGTTCGCATGCGCTACGTGCCCGGCATCACCAGCGCCATGCGGGTGATCTACCTGGACCGCAGCGACCGCGTGATGAAAGTCATTGCCCAGCCAGTGGAGCTTGGCCGCAAGTACGGGCTTGAGTTCATGGCGGCTGATTTCACGACGACCGGCGAGGCGACCTGATGGCAGACGTGAAAGTCAAGGGCCTGGCGGATCTGAACAAGTTCCTCCAGCAACTGCCCGCCAAGGTAGAGCAAAGCGTCCTGCGCGGCGCGCTGCGTGCCGGCGCCAATGTCGTGATGGCAGAGGCAAAGGCCAATGTCCCGGTGGCCAGCGGCCAGCTGCGCGACGGGCTCAAGATCAGCACCAGCAGCCGGCGCGGCCGCGTGACGGCAAAGGTCAAGGCCACCGGCAAGCACGCCCACATCGCCCCATGGCTGGAATACGGCACGGCGGCGCACAAGATCACCGCCAAAAAGGGCAAGGGCCTGTTCTTCGGCGGCCTGTTCGTCAAAGGCGTGCAGCACCCGGGCTCCCGGCCAAAGCCTTTCATGCGCCCGGCGCTGGACGGCCGCGCGCAAGACGCTGTGGTGGCCGCTGCGCAGTACATGAAACGGCGCCTGGCCACGAAAAACGGCCTGGACACCTCATCCGTGGAGATTGAAGCCGAATGACCACCACCTGGAAAATCCCCCCCGACTGGCAAGGCCAGACCGTTGCTGTTTTGGCGTCCGGCCCGAACATGAGCCAAGAGGTGGCCGACGCCCTGCGCGAGCATCGCCGCATCGTAGTCAACCACACCCACCGCCTGGCGCCGGACGCTGACATGCTGGTGGCAATGGACGCCCACTGGCCGCAGGAATTCCGGGACTTTGCCGGCCTGCGTGTGACTGGCGTGATGGATGACGACCTGGACGCGCTTTACATCGGCCCACGCTGGGAGCGCGTGCAGATTGCACCGGGCCATGAAATCGAGATCCTTGACAGCGGTCTGACCGCCGTGCGCGTGGCTGCCCTGATGGGCGCATCCCGGATCATCATGGCGGGCTTTGCGCCTGAAAACCCGCGCCACTGGTATGACGACGAGGTAGATACGGGCGCTTATGTCGGATTGGCCGAAGCATTGAAGGCGCTGGAATCTGAGCTGACGGCGCGCGGGGTGATCGTGGAGCGGTACACCGCAGCCCCGGAAAAGGCAAAGGCGAAACGTGTCTGACGTTAAGGCCGTCCGCTACCTGCTCTCTCAGAACGCAACGCTGATTGCGCAGGTGCCCGCTTCCCGGATCATCGGCGGCGTGCTGCCGCAGGACATCGCACTGCCCGCGATCAGCGTCACCCACGTCTCCACGGTGCGCCCGCAGATGGTCAACACCGCGTCCAAGCTGTGCGTTTCGCGCGTTCAGGTCACGGTGATGGCTGCCAGCTATGCCACGCAGAAATCCATTCTGGCCCTGGTTCGCGCTGCGCTGCCCCGTTCCCGTGGCACCGTGAATGGCGTGGCCGTGGACTCAATT